CCCTCATATTCCTTCATGTATCGGAGCTTGCTCACCAGCTTCTTCTTGTCAAGAGGCTTGCGCTTGATGATACGCTGTGACTTGATCCGTGTGGATTGCTGTGACAGAGAAGCCAAAACAGAATTGAATACATCAATAATCTTTTTGAAATTACGTTTGCCCACGTAAGCATATCCTTGAGTCAATTCTTCATCAGTGCCAGCATATGCTTCTTGCCATTCCATCAAATTTTTATTCAAATACTCCTGAATTAATTTCAGTTGAGGTCCTTTGAATCCTTGAGATAGAATATCACCTGCGATATCTTCGGCAGGTGCAAGATTGCCATCGAAAGCGTCATCCACCCGCACATCCAAATCCGATAGAATTGAAGATACTTGCTGACGAATTCTATCTTGAATGGTGGGACGATTGACAACAGGCGCCTTTGAACTGCGCGTCCGCTTCGCGGGCGTAATCGCAGTAGTCACATATTCAACGAGTTGTACCTGATGCTTTTCCGTCAAGGGAAATCCTTGCATCTGAATGCGAGCCAGGACACATACTGTCTTGTCCACTTTAGCAAATTCATGCCAGACAGCAACATCCTGCTTTGCCGTCTTGGGACGATATGCCTTGATCCAAGTGTCGATATATTTCACATAATCTTTATCGCCTGCACAATAATTGTGCCAGTTTAGTGCAAGAAGCAGTTCCTTGTTATACTGAGCTTCAGCAACATCAACACCAAGCCATGTAGGTTCATCACCCATAAACTTAGAGTCTGAGGCAGGAGGAAGAACCGTGTGTAAAGTAGTCATAATTAAATTTTAATTCCAGTGATAGAATCCCAGCGGAATGAACGCCAGGCCTGATTTTCCATGTCCCATACAGGACACACCTCAGGATTTACCGCACGTGACGTTGTGTTTTCCTGTGCTTCAATCTTTGGAAGAAACTCCTCGTTAAGCGTACACTTCATGACCCGCGGAGACCCATCCGACTTGGTAAACGTGATTTCAATCACTGAAGCGCGTAGTATATTGCGAACACCTTCTCGTTCTACACTATCAAGAATCTGACTCATACAGCCTCCATAATTTTAGAGTATACTTAAATATACACGGGGTTCGCCCGTTTGTCAAGTGCTGTGTAAGTGCTTATTTTTCAATCACTTAGGGCGAGTCACCATCTTGAACCAGCCTCCGGGATTCCATTCTCCGGGCATTGAAGTGACATTATTGGTATTTGCTGGCATTTTCTTTTTGTCATTCTCCCCCTCAGGAAGTTTCGGGGGATGAATAGGGGCTTCTTTGGGTCGTGTCTGCATTGAAACGTTCGCAGCAATGATGAGAAGAATTGCCAAGGGGTCAAATACAAAGATGAGCATGAGTGTCAACATACGAACCGCTTTATCAATAGTCGCAGCATCATCTGCTGCATATACCAATTGTGCAAAATATTTAATAGGCCCAATCTCTGTCTCTAATTTTCTTTGCCCGACATTTAATGACGATTTTTGTTTTTGTAATTCAACAATCTGAGTATTGCTTAGTAAGATAGTTTTAGAAATGTTTGTTCTTTCATTACGCTGATTGTTCCGAACAGCAACAGCACGCTCAGTTGTCTTTTCATTGGCAGACAGATTGTTCACAGCAGCATCCATTTGTTGTAACGCCAGGCGTGACATCGCAATGGTCTGTCGTTCATTGTTAATCTGTTCATCTAACAAAAATATTTGATCGGTGTTGGCACCCAATCCTTGAGTGCCCTCAACATGGGCGCGTGTGAGATACCCGAAAATGCCTATACTTGTAATGAAGCTAAGAATAACAATGGAAGAAACAAAATATCCTTTCATTAACAAATTTGTAGTATTCCAATAACGATAGATCCAAGAAGCAGAAACAAGTTTGCCCATTTCAAGTGCTGCGCCCATCAATCCTACCGCAACTGTCGCTCCAGGAAATATGGCAATCAGCCCCGCAATTGAAAACCATGCAGCAACTGAACTGATGAATAATGCAGTTATAAGAGTTAAAAATGTCATAGTTTTAAATGTTTACGGTGAACTTTGCACATGATCCAATCATTGTAAAATTCAGTGGGACGCTCTAAGACACTATACTCAAATTGAATCTTGGTCTCAAAATAAGTACATTGTCCTTTAGTGGTACACAGACGCAAAATTTCACGTCGGAAAGAAGATTCGCCATAGGTAACAATATCGTCATGAAGCCCTTTGTTGCTTCCGTAATATCCTCGCCAGTCAGACTCCACTCGGAATCGTTTTCGCTTTCCTTTAACGGATTTTTGTTTGGCGAATGTAAATAGTTTTTTTCCAATGTATTGTTTTCCTGTTTGAGTATTGGTGATTTTATACACGAACCCAATGATATTGTCAGGAACATCTGTAAACTCAGCATCTTCATAAAGCCACATAATCTAATCCTATTAAAAGGTACTAGATTATTTATTCGTCCTCACCTTCGTCAAAATGATATGTTTCTTCATCATCTAACTCCTCACCACAGAATGGGCAATGAGTCACTGTGTAGTGCGCTTCATCCATATTATGACGAAGCACGAACTCTGCTTCGCACTCTAAACATACAAATAGTTTATGCATCAGTCTCCACTTCTAATTTTGGGACATCTTTTCGTTCTGCTACGATATAATAATAGTAGGGAGCTGATAGGGAACCAAGCACCGCTACTCCAGATGCATCTATATTGTTTACATATAATTGTTGATGAGGCGTTGTTGCTGTGAGTTGCACAGTAATTGTATTCCAATCCACAAGATCTACCCAATAATCTGGCAAGACAATTTGTCCATCAGTTGTTTTCCCTCGGACATATACACCCAATTCAGGTCCTTCAAGACTCCCGTGTTTCAACCGTTTATTTTCTTTGCTCGGCGATGGATGGGGAATATCAAACAGCTTGTATGGTGCCGATAGCAAAGCGAACGTGCCAAGAGGCGATACAACTGATGTCGCAGCAGTTAATGTCCCTGAAACTGTAACAGCAGCCGAAGTTAATGTGACAACGGGTGCTGTCACTGTTACGACGGGTGCCGTAAGTGTAATAGCTGTTGTTGCAGCTAAATTCAAAGTTGTCGTTGATGCAATATTACCCGTGACAATTGTTGGAGAAGTTAACATCTCACCTACATTTACAGCAGGTGTAATAACTGTATCAGTTGTTATGACATTTTGTGTGATATTTGTACCAACTGAAAAGCTACCACCAGGGCCACTTATATTACCTATTCCTGGCGGCATTTTTAACAAAGCTAATATAACCGCAGGAATTTCAGGAACTCCGGGGGGAGTACCAAATCCAAATGAAGGATTCAACAGAGTTTTTACACTTATTGAAAGTTTCGGGGGAAATTCAGGAGGAGTAGGCAAAGATGGCAACAGCGCTAAGATATCAGCCACAGTAAGAGTTGGCAACGTTACGTTAAAATCTGGCATTTCAATATCATCAAGCAATGCGAAATTAATATTTTTAAGTTGTAACTCCTGTAACGCTTCAGCTGCGGCTAATCCCCCAGATAATGTGCTAATACTATTTGAAAGCACAGAAATTTTACTTGCAGTAGCACCTGCACTTGCAAGAGCTTCTATTTCTGCCGTTTTTGCAGCTATTTGTGCTGTAGCAGTATCTACAGTTTCAGTTGCTTTTCCATAAGCTATAGCAGCTAATTCTGAAGGAGATATTTTAGGAATTTTAGGAATAGACATTGTTATGTTCTGTTAAATTACGGTGATCATTTATGAAACTCCTTGATGCTGATATTATTGTCATAGTCTACTACAATCGCAGTTAAACTTTCCACCCAATCACCTGAATTTAAATAATGTACACCGGCAATTTGTCTATTTTCTGGTTGATGAATGTGCCCACATATAACCCCATCACAATTATGTTGCTTGGCCAGTTTTGTTGCCGTTACTTCAAAATCTGTGATGTAGTTTACCGCCGCCTTCACACCTTTTTTAATATCTTTGGAGATGGAATAATACGGCAACTTCCTCCACTTCCGCCACTTATTATATATTGTGTTTAATTTTAATGCGATGTCATATCCTTGTCCACCTATTTTTGCAATCCATTTCCATTTAGAAACAAACACATCCAAGATGTCACCGTGGAAAATGAAATATCTTTTCCCCTCACCCAAATCTAAAATGTAATGTTCTTCTACTTGAAGTTTGCCCAAATGCATGTGCATGAACTCATGTAAAAATTCATCATGGTTTCCGCGAATCCATACCACAGGTATTTTTCTGGAGATATCCAACACTTTGGAAATGACTTTGGTGTGCTTGCCTCTCCATCGAACGCCACGAGACAATGCCCACCCATCCAC